TGAGTGGTATACATCAGGCCCTAGGCAGCGTCTTCAGCCTGGAGGTGCCATCGTGGTTGTCATGACGCGCTGGAGCAAGCGTGATCTCTGTGGACAAATATTGAAAGCAGCAGCGCAGAGAGACGGCGTGGACGAGTGGGAAGTTATCGAGTTCCCTGCCATCATGCCCTCTGGTCAACCTCTCTGGCCTGAATTCTGGTCTCTGGACGAACTCTCCAAGATCCGCGCCGAACTGCCTGTCTCGAAGTGGTCTGCCCAGTACCAGCAGAATCCCACCTCAGAAGAAGGTGCGCTTATAAAGAGGGACTGGTGGAAGATCTGGGACAGGGACGACCCGCCCGCCTGCGACTACATCATCCAAAGCTGGGACACCGCTCTGACCAAGGGAACCCGCTCAGACTACTCTGCCTGCACGACCTGGGGTGTCTTCTACGACAGCGACTCTGACGGGAAGAAGAGGACGAACATCATCCTGCTGAACGCATTCCAGGACAAGCTGGAGTTCCCAGAACTGAAGCAGAAGGCGCTGGAGGAGTACAAGTACTGGAAGCCAGACTCGTGCATTATCGAAGCAAAAGCTGCTGGCGCTCCCCTTGTCTTTGAAATGCGCCGTATGGGCATACCGATACAGGATTACACTCCATCACGAGGGAATGACAAGATTGCTCGTGTTAATGCTGTGAGTGACATATTTGCTTCTGGCTTTGTCTATGCGCCTCCATTGAGATGGGCGGAAGAGGTTATCGAGCAGTTTGCTTCTTTTCCAAACTCTGATCACGATGATCTTGTTGACAGTTCTACTCAGGCTCTGTTGAGATTTAGACAGGGCGGTTTTATCTCAACGCAGTCTGATGAAGATGAAGAGCCTATTTCGCGAAAGAAAGCAGACTACTACTGACCATGTTCAATCCCAACCAACTGACTACCATGGCGCAGGTCGATGAGACTGTCGCTCAACTGAATGCTGCCAATATCGGCAATGGCGTTGCCGCCGTCTACATCCCTGAGTGGAGCGGCCCGTTCCCTGAACCCAGTGATGGTGAAGCGCGTCAGTATTGCCTGACGTACAACAATGGGTCGACTGGGCATAACGTGGGCCTGATCCGGGTTACCATCGAAAATAACCCGAACACTTGGCAGGTCATGCTTCAGGCTGACGCCATCGCTACGGAACCCAAAGAAGAAGAGTAACCGCAATGATTGACAAGCCTCTTGATGAAATGGACTTCGGTCCCGAGACTGAAGAGAGCGCCGAGATTGAGATCGGTGTTCTGAATCCAGAGGCTGTCTCTATTGAAACCGAAGACGGTGGCATGGTCATCGAATTCGGAGCGCCGGAGGAAGAGGGTGGGTCACTGGGCGACCTACCCCACTCCGCGAATCTGGCAGAGCATATCGACGACTCTGAACTGGCCTCTATCGGGCGCAGGATCCAGGATGTCTTTCAGGAAGATCTGAACTCTCGGCAGGACTGGGAGCGTGCATATAAGGATGGACTGGACTACCTCGGGGTGAAGACTGAGGACCGGAATAAGCCTTGGGCTGGCGCTTGTGGGCTGTACCACAACATGATCATGGAGGCGGCTGTTCGCTTCCAGTCCAACGCCATCATGGAGATCTTCCCGGCTTCTGGCCCGGTCAAGACGCAGATCGTTGGCGAGGTCACCGACGAGAAGGAAGATCAGGCGCTCCGCATGCAGACGGACCTGAACTACCTGCTCACCCAAGAGATGAAGGATTACCGGCCAGAGACTGAGCGCATGCTCTTTGGTCTGGCGCTGTGCGGCTCTGCCTTCAAGAAGATCTGCTTCGATCCGCTGACGGATATGCCGGAGATCAAGTATGTTCCGGCGCAGGACTTCATTATGCCGTATGGCGCTACGTCTCTCAAGACAGCCAGCAGGTATATCCATGTCCTCACAAAGAACATCAACGAAGTCAAGAAGCTACAGTACACTGGGTTCTATCGCGATGTTGACATCCAGCCTGACTACGAATCCAACTCTCAGCTTCAGGACAAGATTGACAAGGTTAGCTACGAGTACAAGCAGGGCGACGAGGAATCCGTTACTCTTCTTGAGGCTCATATCGATCTCGATATTCCTGGCCTGGAGCATACTGACGATGATGGTAGCCCTACTGGCATTGCATTACCTTATGTCGTCACTGTAGACAAGGTCTCCGGCAAGGTCCTTTCGGTCTACCGGAACTGGGACGAGGACGATCCCAAGAAGAACAAGCTGATCTGGTTCTCGGCCTACAACTACGTCCCTGGTATCGGCGCTTACGGCTACGGCTTGATCCATCTGATCGGCGCTAATGCCAAGGCTTCTACTGCCATCCTGCGCCAGTTGATTGATTCCGGCACTCTTGCGAACCTCCCTGGTGGCCTAAAGGCTAAGGGCATGCGTGTCGCCGGGGACGATTCCCCGATCCAGCCGGGCGAGTGGAGAGACGTTGATGTCGCTAACGGGGACATTGCTAGGTCGCTTTACCCTCTTCCTTATAAGGAGCCATCGCAGACACTGTTCCAACTCCTCGGGAACGTGGTGGAGGATGGTCGCAGACTCGCTTCTATCGCGGATGCTGAGATTGGGGATGTCAATTCTCAAGCGCCTGTAGGCACCACGCTGGCGATTATGGAGCGGGCGATGAAGGTGATGAGCGCCATCCAAGCTCGTCTCCACGCTTCGCTTCAGGATGAATTCGCGATCCTTGTCCGGGTGATCCGGGACAGCGGATCCAGCCGTTACAAGATTGACTTCGGGAAGATGGATGGGGACAAGCGGTCTGACTTCGACGACCGCATTGATGTGATCCCTGTCTCTGACCCGAATGCGGCCACGATGTCGCAGCGGGTGATGCAGTATCAGGCTGCAATCCAACTCGCCGCTCAAGCGCCGCAGTTCTACGACCTGCCTGAGTTGCATCGGAAGATGCTGGAAGTCCTGGGTGTTAAGGATGTGAAGAAGATTATCCCCGAGAAGACGGATGCTCCACTCCTCGATCCGATCTCGGAGAACCTCAACCTCACCAACATGAAGCCTGCGAAGGCTTATCAGGTGCAGGATCACGAGTCTCACATCAAGGCGCATATGGCCTATGTGCAGAATCCATCGGTCCAGCAGCAGTTGGGACAGAATCCTCAGGCAAACGCGATCTTTGCTGCGTTCATGGCGCACATTGCAGAGCATGTAGGCTTTGCGTATCGCGCTCAGATCGAGCAGAAGCTGGGTATCCCGCTTCCCGCACCGGGAGAACCCATGCCTGGGGACATTGAATCCAATCTCTCCAAGGCTATTGCTGACGCTTCGCAGATGCTTTTACAGCAGGCGCAGGCTCAACAGCAGCAACAGCAGTTCCAGCAGCAGGCTCAGGACCCTGTTATGCAGCTTCAGCAGGCTGAGTTGCAGATCAAGCAGGCTGAATTGCAGCAGAAGGCGCAGGAATCGCAGCAGAAAGCCCAGCTTGAGATCGTCAAGAACCAGACGAAGGCTCAATTGGAGAGCGCCAGGATCCAATCTCAGGCTCAGGTGGCTCAACAGGCTGCTGCTCAACGAGCACAGCAGACCCAAAGTGAACTGGCGCTAGAGAATCAGAAGCTGCAACTCGACGTTCAGCGTCTCCAGAAGGAGCGCCAGGAGTCTGAGGCCAGGATTCAGGCTGAAATGCAGCGGATCCAGACCGAAAACGACATGGCAAAGGCAAAGATTGCAGAGATCTTAGCCAAGATGGACTCCATGGGAGGCAATGTTGGACCTACGGACTAGGTTCTTCAAGAGGATTGACGAGCTTACAGAGACGAACGCCACTCATCTCGTCTCTGGTTCGTGCGTTGACTACGCCGAATACAAAATGATGGTTGGCAAACTCGCAGGACTCCAGCAGGCACGCCAGGAATTCCAGGAAATCTGGGACAAACTGGTGCAACAGGCCGAAGAGGACTGACGCAAACGCTGCTCTAGCGCAAAAAGGACAACATGAATACACTACCAACCCCGGTTGGCTACAAGATCCTCGTCAAGATGCGTAAGGTTGTCGAGGAAAAGACCAAAAGCGGGCTGTACCTTCCTGATCAGACCAAGCAGGATGAGAACACCGCCTCCCTTATCGCCCAAGTACTCGCTATCGGGTCTGATTGCTACAAAGATCCGGTCAGATTTCCCAATGGGCCGTGGTGTTCTGTGGGGGATCACATCATTCTCCGCAGCTATTCCGGCACTCGCATGAAAATCGACGGCGACGAGTACCGCCTCATCAACGACGACACGCCCGAGGCCGTTGTTCCAAACCCTGACAGCGTAGAGAGGGTCTAATGCCTGAAGAATACATGGAATCTGACCTCATCATCCCTGGCGCACAGGAAGAATCCAAGGAAGCGCCTGCTCAGGAAGAAGAAGAGCTTGATATTGAGGTAGTCGATGATACTCCTGCTGAGGATCGTCGTCCCCCTCGCGATGAAACCAGGGAAGCTGCGCCGCAGAACGAAGAGGACGAACTCAAGAACTACTCCGAGAGCGTCCAGAAGCGGATCAAGCGCCTGAAGTACGAGTTTCACGAAGAGCGCCGCC